TGTCGGTTCGCTAAGCATCAGCCCCAGCCGCGAAGCGTTGTCCTATGACAACAATACGTCAGCGGCCCTAGTTAAGAAGGCTGCCGAGCTTGCCCGCGAAGTCATTGACACAGCTAAGCAGGACCTCACAAACCAGCCTTCCCTTTACGAAGCCCGGCAATACGTTTATGCTGGCCCTAGGAATAGCATCACCAATCTGATGCGCGATATGGCTAGGCACGGTAAGCTGAAGTGGCGCGGCCATACTATCGAGTTTCAGTCTGACATCGACACCAAGGTCGATATGCCTATGCCCTACACCGTTGCGGAGTTTATAAAGCGGTCACATTGGAAAAACTTCCAGCGCGAAAGCTATACGACAGGCCAAGTAGTTCTTACCCATTCAGCAGCCGACGAAGATATGAAGGTTTTGTGGACCGATGCTCCGGCATCATCTAAGGTATCGCGCAAGGTTACCCACACCTACACCGACCCCAACAATCCGCGCGCTTACCATCGTATCTTACTGTTCAACGGCGTCCCCTTTGACACCCTCAAGCAGACGCTCGCCAGCAAGGGCTGGCCGGAACCCATCGACCTAGCTACCTTGGAGGACCCGCCCAAGATTACCAAGGGTCCGACCACCAAGCTGACTACGCAGGGCTATGGCGTCAAAGTCGAACACGATACCAACAACCAGCCTGTCTTAGTAGCCGAAGATATTATTACGAAGGACATAGACTTGACAGGCGGCGGCGTTGTAATCCCCTTCAGCCAAGGCACCATGAAGGGCACTAACGAATTGTCTTTCTATAGGAGGGCGCTTCGCTATGGGCTGTTTGCTCCGGCGAACCGCTACCTTGGTATGTCTCATAGCAAGATCAAGAACTCTCCTGCCTTGGTCAAGCGCATGGAGAAGGCAGGCTGGTTCTTCCTGTCGCCTGACTATGTGGCAAGCATCACCCCGCTCAACTTGCTTAGCAAAGCTATGCTTGCCTATACGGCAGGCTCCCTTGCTCATGGTGGCGGTAACTTCGACGTTGCAAAGCTCTTCAAGCTGCATGACGCAACCTATGGCAATTATATCCCAGAGGTAAGCGCAATGCTTGATGTGTTGCGTCCTTACAAGGATACGATGCGCGACACCTACTTCCATAACTCGGACTTCGACGATGTTACCCTGTGCATCATCGACCCCGCCGTTATTAAGCGTATTCAGGCAGACTGCTTGACGCTTATCGACAAATATCGTAAGGCTTGGGATGCCATCTTTGCAGCCCGGCCTATGTTGCAGTTCGTAAACTGGACTAGCCAGTCCGAACCTGCTATCCTTCAGTATCTCTCCAAGTAACAACCCAAACCTAGGAACAAAACCCATGATCCCTTACATCCTCACCTCCAACTCCGTGTCCCTGTTTCCTGCTGGTCAGGGTCCGGTAACTATCGACTCCACCCACATGAACTTTCAAGCGGTGGTCGATGCTATCAAGGACAAGGACTTCGACACTGCCCTTGAAATGGCAAGCGTCAAGACCTACCTTAACACGATCAGCAAGGGGCGCGTGTCCGTCAACGAACAAGGCGTTACCTTCAACGGCGCCCCGCTTACTGGCTACCTTGCCAACAAGCTGCACCAGTTCTTTAACGAGGGCTTGCCTGTCGAACACTACTGCTTGTTCCTCGACAACCTCATGTCCAATCCTTCGATGACTAGCCGCAACGAATTGTTCCTGTTCTTGGAAGCGGCTAACCTTCCTATCACCGAAGATGGTTGCTTCCTTGCTTACAAGGCAGTGACTAGCGACTTCAAGGACAAGCACTCCCGCAAGTTCGACAACTCGCCCGGCGTTACGCTTGAGATGCCGCGCCATGACGTTGACGATAACCGCAACCAGACTTGTAGCTACGGCTTCCATGCTGCTGCCTACGAATATGCTAAGGGCTTCATGTCTGGGAGCGATAAGCTGGTTGCCGTCAAGATTCGCCCTTGCGATGTGGTGTCGGTGCCGTCTGACTATGGTAATCAAAAGCTGCGGTGCAGCAGGTATTCGGTGGTCTTTGATATTCCCGGCGCTGCCGACATCTTCAAGGACCAAGCCTACTACCAAGACGAATCGCCTATCTATGACTCGGAAGAAAACAGCTACTTCTGGGGGACCATCTTTCAGGAAGGCGACGACGACTAACGCGCCAGTGGGGGAGGGCTTAGGCTCTCCCCCTTCTCATGACCCTAACCGGAGATATGGATATGACGGATGCGACTAATCCACCTGATGATAATCCTGGCGGCGCTGCTTCTCCTCTAGAAAAGCTGACCCGCGCCCAGGTCTTTGCCCGTGATCCCGAGAACCTAACTCATGCCCACCTCGAACAGGTGATTGTGGAAATTAGGAAGATCAACGAACGCAATCGCAAAGCCCGCGCTGACGATGCCGCAATCGCCGCATCTGCTGCGAAGATTAAGAAGGCAAACACCGCAACCCGCAAGAAGAAGGCCGCGCCTACCCTTGCCGACAACCTACTGGACACCAAGCTATGACATCACAATGGCAACCAATCGAAACCGCGCCGAAGGATGGCCTCGCTGTCCTTCTTTGGCCCTATCAGCCGGGGGATGTTTTCGCGGGACGTGCGATGGAGGAGGTTGTTCTTGGTTATAGGACCATGGATGAAGAATGGTATAATCCAGAGCAGCGGGAAACTTTTGAACCTACCCACTGGATGCCATTGCCCGAACCACCGGAGGATATTCAATCATGAAGCTGACTAACAACCACAACTTGCCGGAAGCTATCGTGGCTGCCATCATGAATGACAGCTACACTAAGGGCGATGCTGACATTTCCGTAACGGAATTGTTGTCGCCACCCCAGCTACGGCACCTCAAGCTGAAGCACTACGCGGAACTATCTGAAGATGTAAGCGACCGCATCTGGTCCTTGCTTGGTCAGTCAGTGCATACCATCATCGAACGTGCCAGTCTTGCCCTGCCCAACGTCCTAACTGAAGTGACCGTTACTTCTGGATACGGTGGTTGGAAACTGAAGGGGCAGATCGACAACGTGGTCCTGTCTGACAGCCATCTGTTTGACTTCAAGGTTACGTCTGCCTGGAAAGTCAAGGGCGGGGTCGTGCCTTCTGATTGGGAGAAGCAGGCCAACACCTACCGCCGCTTGCTTGCCAAGGAGAAGGGCCTGATCGTTAATCGTATGTCAGTCCTTGCCGTGCTGCGCGACTGGTCACGTAACGAAGCTGCCCGTAGCCCTGACTACCCGCAAGCCCAAGTCAAACTGCTGGACGTGCCGCTGTGGTCAGAAGAAGAAGCCGACGCCTACATCAACCAGCGTATAGCTATGCACCAAGCAGAAGTGCCAGCCCTATGCACAGACGAAGATCGTTGGACTAAGCCTGAGAAGTGGGCAGTCATGAAGCGCGGCAACGTCCGTGCAGTCAAGCTGTTCGACGACCCAATCGAAGCACGAACACTTGCCGACACTGCAAGTAACCTGTATGTAGAGCATAGGCCCGGCGAAGCAGTGCGCTGCCAAAGCTGGTGTCCTGTATCCAAGTTCTGTCAGCAGTGGCGGGACGACCCACGCAACAAACAATCCATATCGGAGACACTGTTCAATGCCCAAGTTTAATGAAGTGAAACTGCCACCTCGCATCCTGATCTGTGGCGAACCAGCAGCAGGCAAGACGGGCGCCCTCGCTCAGCTTGCCAACGCAGGCTATCGTCTGATGATCCACGACTTCGACCAGAACTCGCGGGTCATTGGTTCCTACCTGACCGACAAGGCTGCCGAAGTCTACCTTAACACTTACGCTGCCGCCAAGATCACAGGTACCAATCTGTTTGCAGGGTCAGGCCAAGCCAGCAAACAAGCACTGTCGGAGATGCGGCGCTTCTGTTCCATGCTGGAGCAGTGGAAAGTCCAGGGTGCCGAGGACCTGGGCGCCTGCACTAGCTGGACCCCGCGCGATGTGGTGGTCATTGACAGCGGCACCTTCCTAGGTGAACTGCTATTGCTGGCCGCGCAGGAGGACCCCGAAACCAAGAAGGACGGGCGCTCCCTCTACAACGTGGCGGGCAAATACTACGGCGCCATCCTCGATCACCTGACTGGCAACAAGATGGGCGCCACCGTTATCATGCTTACCCACCTCATGCAGACGGGTGAGAAGGACGACCAAGGCAAGATCGTAGGCAAGGCGCGCGATGTACCTGTCGGCGTGGGCGAGAAGTTTTCGAAGAAGATGCAGACCTACTTCTCTGACATCTGGCATTTGGAAGTGGACCGGGCGGGCAACCGCACCTTCAAGACGGCAGCCACTGACAAGGCTTCGCTTCGCACCTCCGCGCCCAGCCTAATCAAGGGCGCCGAACCCTACGACCTCGCCTCCATGCTTGACCGCCTGACATCAAACGGTTGAGTTGTATTTTGGCGGTGACTGTGGTATAGAGATCAGATTGATCTGTTATAGGAGTTATTCCATGGTTACCGCAAAAACTATACCCCCATTTTCCGAAACCAATTTCTGGAAAAGGGTAGATAAAACAGCAGGTGAAAACGCTTGCTGGCCTTGGACTGGAAGCCTGAATAATGGTGGATATGGACAGGTAAATATCGGGGGTAGTAACTACAAAAGTCATAGAGTAGCACTACACCTAACGGAACCTATGCCGTCAAATACTTTGTATGCTTGTCATACCTGTGATAATTCTAGGTGTTGTAATCCCAAGCATTTGTATTGGGGTACCGCTAAGAGTAACATTGGTGACAGGGATACAAGAGGTAGAAGGAAAGGTCCGTTAGGAATAACACATCATAAAGCCAAGCTTACTCCTGAAAAGGTTCGAGAAATTCGTCGCTTGGCTGGTAGTATGACGCAACGAGAATTGGCTACTAAATTTGAAGTGGCCCAAGGCGTAATTTGGAATATCATTCACCGAAAATTTTGGAAAGAAGTGGATGATTAGGCTTGACAGCGGGGCTGGCCTCCCGTAAAACAACCCTTGTCCCTAGGTGGACAAACCCAAATGGAGAAGCTAAAATGGATTTGTTTGACACAGTGGTAAACGCAACCGCCGCCGACCGCCCGGCTTTCCGTCAGGCGCCCGTGGGCGATTACCTTGCTACGGTTCAGTCCGTCAAGATTGTCAAGGCCAACTCTGGTACGCAGGGCCTTGAGCTTTCCTACACTTTGATGGAGCCTATGCACGACCACGATATGACGGGCGTCGATCTTTCGAAGTGCCGCATGCGTGACACGCTTTGGATTTCCGAGAATTCGCTACCTATCGTGCAGGAACGTCTGGCCCGTATCTCCCAAGATACCGTGGGCAATTCGATTCGGGATGCTCTTGACATCCTGCCCGGTAGCGAGGTTGTCATTACGGTCGGCCACGAAACCGAGAACCGTGACGGCAAGCCCCTTAATACGCCGCGCCTTACGGCATCCCGTTACTACTCGGTCGACTGGTACATGACCAACAAGAAGGCCGCCTAACCTCGGCTTAATCCAACAGGGGGAGTAGGCTCAGGCTTGCTCCCCTTTTCTTTGTGAGGTACTCATGATAATCGACGCTTACGCTACCGACACCACGCCATCCCATGAGGTAAGGCGCCGTGCCCTCGAAGCCCTAGCAAACGAAGGAGAACCCATGTCCGAAGTAACCTACGATGCCCTCCGCAAACGCCTCGCCCAAGCCGAAGCTGAAATCCAAAACTTGCGGGCGGCGCTGCGTGATATAACCATCCAACCAGAAGGCGATGAAGAAAGCGCGCAGGCTATCGCCCGCGCAGTGCTGGGAGAAAAGAAATGAGCGACATTGTGGAACGGCTGCGGCTGGACGCAGAACCAACCGAAGGCGACATGGAAACTGCGGCACAGGAAATCGAAAAGCTGCGGGCGGAGAACGCGAAACTCGCCGCCTCAAACCATGCTTATCTATCTGATTACCAAGAAGCCAGAGGTGAAATCGAAAATCTGCGGGCGGCGCTGCGGGGTTTGTTGGAATGGGCAGGACCAATAGCGGGCGATACTCAGATCGTTTCCGAGCGAGCCTATGAAGAAGAAACTGTAGCAATCGCCCGTGCAGCGCTGGGAGAAAAGCAATGAGCGATATCGCAGATAAAATCTACGCCGCCACCGGACTGACGCTCAACGCAGAGGCGGCGGCTGCGATTGGGCAGATGATCCAACAAGCCAAGCGCGATGCGCTGGAAGAAGCGGCGCGGGAGATTAAACAGCGTGGCGAGTTTTGGTCCCAAGGCAGCAATCATGACGCCAAAATTCGGGCAGACGAATGCCAGAAAATTGTCGCCGCCATCCGCGCGCTGGGAGAAAAGGAATGATCTTTGAAAGAGACTTTGCCACTGGCCAACCGATACCAATGAGTATTGGGCGTTTAAGGGTGGGTGAAGGGGTGGCCAGAATTATCATGGCGGTAGACGGGAAAATTCATCTGTTGATCCCTGAAAGCCAACGAGCTTATGTCCACTTCTATGAAGCTGACTATCTAGGCCACCCTCCCAAAGACTTCAAACTGGAGCCAGGAGAAAAGGAATGATCAAAGAGAAGAATGGCTGGTGGTATTTGGTTGGAATTGGGTGCTTCTATGGCTACCCATTTCCTACCCGTGCCGACGCAGCCGAAGCCCTTTGTGAACTGGAGAAACCCGATGCCGCTATGTTTTCGTGACATGACGTTCTGCCCTTTCAATGCTGATTGCATTCACGCCGCCACTTGCCCTCGTGCCCTGACGCCAGCCATCCACGACGCCGCCGCTAAGTGGTGGGGTAAGCCCGGCGCACCCATCGCTATGTTTACCTCCCAACCCGAATGCCATCGAACCAAGGAGAACCCTAGCCATGAACCTACGCCTAGGCCGTGACCTGCTGATCTATTGGCCCGTCCTGCTGCTGGCCCTGCTAACATGGATGCAGCCGCTACCCGCCATAGCCGTACCGCCCAGCCCCATCCCCGTTGAATGGAACGACACCAACAACCGGGACCGCCACTTCAACTGCATATCGCGCGCCATCTACTGGGAAGCTCGCGGCCAATCCCGTGCCGGGCAGATCGCCGTGGGCCAAGTCATTCTGA